GCCGCCAAGAGCGGCGGCAATACCGGCAACGGCACTTTCGTGCTCGACGCTTCGATGCCCGAACTGGTCAATGTGCAATCCGGCATCTACACCTTGCGCTGCACCGTCGCCGGCGCGAACGCGGCGACCTTCCGGCTCGCCGATCCGCATGCCAACGTGCTCGGCGACTATGCCTTCTCGGGCTCCGGCGCGAGCGTCACCATCGCCAACCAGATCAAGGGCGCCCTTACCGACGGCGCTACCGACTTCGTGGTCGGGGACGGCTTCGACATCACGGTCGCCGCCCTCGACAAATACGTGGTGAGCGTGGCAACCGCCATCGACGGCTCGCAGATCCCGGCCGCGATCCTCGCCGTCAACATCGACACGACTGCCGGCGACCTCGTCGGCCCGGCCTATTTCGAGGGCGAGTTCGCCGCCGAGATGCTGATCATGGACGCGAGTTGGAGCGGTCCGACGCTCAAGGCGACCTTGCGTCAGAACAATTCGAAATTGTTCGTCCGCTCGGTCGGCTCGCTGGGCTAGCGATCGCGGTTTCCCGCTTTGTTCCACGAACGGCAGAGGTGGATCGCCTACCGACGTTCCTCAGACGACGTGTTCTTGAAGGATCAGCACCGCGAGGGCTAATCTGGCCCAATAACTGCTGCAATGTTGGGTTCCAGCTTTGTCAGCGCCGTCATGTTCGGATCAGGTGCCGCACGCGCGCTTGCTAGGAGTTGAGACTTACATGACGATCTCTCGGGACCGTTTCTCGCTCGCACTCGAACGACTCAAGCCGAGCGACTGGGAACACTTCGAGGCACTAGCGTCCGCTTTTTTGGCGGCCGAATTTGGGACGCTGCGCACCCTCGCTACTCCAAGCGGAGACGGCGGTCGTGACGCCATAATCTTTTGCCCTGACAACGAACCCGAGACTGTCTTTCAGTATTCCGTGACAGATCGCTGGAACGCAAAGATTCGAGAAACGATTGCCCGCCTGGGACAGACGGAACCGCAATTGCGCACATTCGTCTATGTCTCCAACCGTACGATCGGCGCGCAAGCAGACGGACTCAAGAAGGAGTTGCGGACAAAGGGAAGAGCCCTAGACGTTCGCGATTCATCGTTTTTCCTGGAGCGAGTCGACGCGGATACGGCTCGTTCCAACGCGGCCCAGGAACTGGCGCGGCGCATTGTAGACCCGCTGCTCGAGGACCGCGGGATCCTGTCGGAGCAGGGAGCCATGAGCGGAAGAGAAGCAAATACCGCGCTGCTCTTCGTCGAGATGCAGCGGGAGGATGAGGCTGCGAACAAAGGCTTGACACGATCGTGCTTCGAGGCCCTTGTCAAATCTACGCTTCGCACCTCTACGCGCGAGGAGCCGGTCAGCAGGAGTGAGGTGCATCGCCGGGTGCAAGCATTGTTGCCCCAACATGCGCCGTCGACCTTGTCATCCTTTATAGACTCAGCGCTACATCGTCTCAAGCGCCAAGCGATTTCGCAATGGGCTGGGGATCCGGAAGACAAATTCCACCTTAGCTACGCCGAATCGGAACGTCTGAAGGACGCCTCCGCGCGCCTTATCTCCATGCGTGAGGCTTTCGACCGGGACGTCTACGAAATTCTAGATAATGCCTCAAGCGTTGTTCTAAATGACAAGCAATCGATCACAACTGCCGTGCACCAAATCGTGCAGCTATACTTTCTTCGCCGAGGCGAGGAATTTGCTGCTTCCGTCGTTCTCGATGAGGACCCCCCAGTTCACGAGGATGATCTCAAATCCATCATCCGGGAACACTTCCCCTCCAAAGCTGTTAAGGGTCGCGATGGGCAGGCCTTCGGTTTGACTGTCGTGACTACGCTGCTCGCTGCCCCCAGTGACCGGACCCGCGCGTACCTCCGCTTGCTGTCGGACAGCTACACGCTGATGTCTTTCCTCAGCGCTACGCCAGATGTTCAGGCTGCCACTCGCAAGCTGTTCAACCAAGGTCGGATTTGGCTAGACACGGGTGCAGTGTTGCCCGTCCTTGCCGAGACGGTGGCATCCGAGGACGAGAGGCCGTTTACCGTTATGTTTCGCCAGGCCCGCCGGTGTGGGGCGCGTCTACACATTACATGGGGAGTTATTGAGGAGATCGAACGACATCTAAATCTCTGTCGAGCGTATTCTTCGACAAGTGGGTGGGTTGGTTACGTACCTTATGTATATGCCAGATATCTTTTCGGAGGTGGCAAGAAAGATTCATTTCGGGCATGGCTCGAACAATTTATCGGGTCCTTAAATCCCCTCCAAGACCTGGCAGACTATCTCTCGGATGAACACGGTTTCATCACCGGAGAGGACACGGATACGACGAACGTTCCGGTCGCGCTCCGGGAGGGCCTGTCCGACTACTGGCGCCAAATTCACGAAGGTAGGCGCAACGTAGAGGGACAGGCCTATAATATTAACATTGATGCGCTAACTCGCCATGATGTTGAGAACTGTCTCAACGTGCTGGCCGACCGCTCCAGAAATAGGAAGGTCACCAAGCTCGGTCAGCAGAGTTGGTGGCTGACTCTTGACCGTGCCGCTGTGCGGATGCCAAAGACATTGCCGCCAGAGATTCAAGCAGCGATCCATCACCCCTTGGTCATATCGCTCGACTTTCTGATGCGTTACATCGCTTTCGGCCCTAACCGCGAAATGGCCTCGCGGGAGGACCGAAGTAATGCTCGTATCTTCGCCCAACCTCTCATGGAGGTAGTTCCACAGGAACTGGTTCGAGTCGCCGTCAATATACGTGAGAGTTCGGCGGCCTTGCCCGAACGTCTAGTTCGCAGACGGCTACGAGATGCACTAGACCTTGAGCGCGCAAGGATTGGTCCCTTTCACGACGCGGGACTGGAAGGCGCCGCTGATGCGTTGATGGGCGCCTATTGATGGTTTTGTTAGAATAATTGTTGTGGTGATGTAATCGGAGCGTTCGTGTCGCGTTTTTGTCGACTACGTTGAAAAAATCCCAAACGTAAGATCGGCCCATTTTCTCTGGGCCATAGGCGGGAGGTTCGATCGATGACGCGGGAGACCATCCGGCGCGCTACACAATCTGTCGATAGCGGCCCGTCGAGCCTCCGGTCCGCAAATCACGAAAGCTGCACGTAAACGACGAGCTCCAAGCGAGCGAATGCGCCGCTTGGAGCATTCCAACATCCCACCATCTCCAAAGGCCCCTCGCGGGCCTTTTTTCATGGAGCCCGCGATATGGGTATCGACTACAATTCCACGGCTCAGTTGCTCGGCGCCTTCGGCGTTCTCGACAAGGCGAAGCCCGTCCTCCTCAACCTGTTCTTCCTGATGGAGCAGACCTTCGACACCGAGGAGGTCTATTTCGACAAGGTCCAGCGCGCCCGAAGGCTCGCGCCCTTCGTCGTGCCGACCGTCGAAGGCCGGCCGCAGCGCTCGCGCGGCTACACGACGATGGGTTTCCGCCCGCCCTACATCAAGGAAAAGCACATCATCGAGCCCAACCGCATGATGAAGCGGCGCGTCGGCGAGCAGCTGCTCGGCTCCATGACCCCGATGCAGCGGTTCAACCTGGCGCTCTTCGACAACATGCTGATCGAGGACGACGCGATTACGCGCACCGAGGAATGGATGGCGGCACAGTTGCTGCTCTCCGGCGCCATGACCTGCCAGGGCGAGGATCACCCTCCCATCCTGGTCGATCTCAACCGCAACCCCGCCCATACCGTCGTGCTGACCGGCGCGACCTGCTGGGGGCAGAATGGCGTCGATCCCTACCAGAACCTGCGCACCTGGGCGAAGGCCGTCCAGCGCAATTCGGGCTTCCACCCCTCCGTCGTCGTGATGGACCCGCTCGCGGCGGATTATTTCGTCACGTCGCCCGGCGTGCTGCGCGTCATGCAGTCCTTCCGCCAGACGACGGGCAACATCGATCTCGCCGGCAAGGTGACGGGCGGCGGGCTCGGCGAGGAAGTCAAATATCTGGGCTCGATCGGCGAGTTCGACGTCTTCCAGTACCAGCAGCTCTACGCCGACGATTCGGGAAACGTGCAGCAGTTCATGCCCGACAACAGCGTGATCATGGGCAATCCGGTCGGCTGCCAGGGCATCCGCACCTACGGCGCCATTCAGGACGCCGACGCCGGCCTCGCGCCGCTGCGGCGCTTCCCCAAGGTCTGGAAGGAGAACGATCCCTCCGCCTGGTTCTCCATGCTGCAGAGCGCGCCGCTGCCGCTGCTCGGCTGGGTCGACGCCACCTTCTCGGCAACCGTCGTCAGCTAACTCACGGAGCCTTCCATGCCTTCCAAGACGATCGTCGCGACGGTGACGCTGCATGTCCCGGGCCCGGCCTTCAAACCCTTCGTGTTCACCGATGGCGGCTCGATCAAGAGCGGCAAGTATGACGTGACCGAGGTCGCGCCGGGCACGCCGGTGAGGCTCGACGCGGACGAGGCCGACCGCCTCATCAAGCGCGGCGTCGCCGAAGACTACGTGCCGCCGGCGGCGGTGGCCGCGCCGACCGTGGTCGACGCCGCCAAGGAATGATCGACTTCGACGCGCTGGTGCTTGCGCCGGCGATGACGGCGTTCGCCCGGCCCATCGTGGTGACCCCCGTCATGTCCCAGCCGGGTGCGGCGGCCTTTGGCGCCCGCGGCGTCTGGGAGATCAAGAACATCGACGTGCAGACCGAAGAAGGCATCTACTCGGGCCAGCGGCGGACGCTGGGCGTGCGCCTGTCGGAGTTCGCGGTGCCGCCCGTGCAGGGCGACCGCGTCGACATTCCCGCCTATCTCTCCCGGCCTGCCGAGGCCACGCACGTCATCGATGACGTCGACGACGATGGCCAAGGCGGCAGCACCTGGACGATGAAGCAGGTGACCTCGCCATGACCACGCAGGCCACGCAGATCCGCGACGCGATCTTCTCGCGCCTCGCGACGCTCCCGGGCTACGCCACCAAGCGCAAGACGCCCGTTCCACAGCTGCAGCGCAACCTTCTGCCGGCGCTCTCGGTCTATTCGCCCGATGAGGATTGGCTGCCTGCCGGCGACAATGCCTTCGCGGGCGAGCCGCAGTTCGTGAACAGCGCCACGATCCGCATTTCGATCTTGCGCGGCTTCGACGATCCGGTCGTGCTCGACGGCTCGATCGACGGCGACATGGACGTGATCGCCGAGACCTTGCTGACCGACCCGACTTTTATCGGCCAGAGCGGGGCACTCTTCGAGGGCATCACCCGGATCCAGCGTCGGCGCGCCTATCCGCAGGACGGCGAGGCCTATTTCGCCGAGCTGCGGCTCGACATGACGTTCCAGTTCCACACGACCTGGCCGCCGGCCGGCATCTCCAACGCCTTCGAGCAAATGCAGGTGACGGCCGACACGACCGATCCGGCAACGCAGGTCGCGTAGACCTTCTCCGTCCCGCAGTAGCGAGCCCTCCTCATGGTGGAAAAGATCTTCGTTCAGCCCAAGCCCGGACTCGTGCTGCGCTACGAGCCCGGCGGGCGCAATCCGGCTGCGCAGCCCTTGCCCGCCGCCGGCGGATGGTGGCCGGACGATCAATTCACCAAGCGGCGCATCCGCGACGGCGACCTCGTCGTCGTCGATCCGCAGCCCAAGCGGACGCAGGGCTGAACGCCGCCGCCGCGCCTCATCAGGGATAGACCGCCATGGCCGATATCAGTTTCCCGAGCTTTCCCAGCAACTGGCGCCTGCCGCTGTTCTGGGCGGAGGTCGATCCGTCCCAGGCCGGCGGCGGGCAGCCCAACCTGCCGGCCCTGCTCGTCGGCCAGATGCTCACCACCGGCACGGCGACCGCCGGCTCCCCGATCGCGGTGGGGACGCTTGCCGATGCGCAAAACTACTTCGGCATCGGCTCGATGCTCGAGCGCATGGTCGCGCGCTTCTTCGCCATCAATCCGACCGCCTCGGGCGACGGCCTCTTCTGCCTGCCGATCGCCGATCCCAGCGCCGGCGTCGCCTCGACTGGCGGCGTCGCGGTCACGCAGCCGGCGACGGCCGATGGCGTGTTCACGCTCTACATCGCCGGCCAGAAGGTGCAGATCACCGTCGACAGCACGGACACGGTCGCGACGATCGCCAGCAACCTCGTGGCGGCGATCAACGCGCTGACCACGCTTCCCGTCACGGCGGTCCAGGGCGGCGGCGCCAAAGCCAGCGGCAGCATCAGCTTTCCGGCCAACCCGAGCAACAACGACACGATCACGCTGGGTGGAACGGTCGTCACCTTCAAGACGAACGGCGCCGTCGGGAATCAGGTCAACATCGCCGCAAGCCTTGCAGGCACGATGGCAAGTTTGCTCACCTTCCTCCAGAGCTCGACCGACGCGAACATCGCGCAGGCGACCTATGCGACGTCCGGCACGAGCCCGGAGCTGCTGAACATCACCGCAGCGACGGGCGGGCCGGCGGGCAATTCCTTCACGATCGCGGCGTCGGCCGCCACGCCGTCGGGCGCGACGCTCACGGGCGGCACGGCCGCCACCGGCGCGGTGAACCTGACGTGCCGCTGGCTCGGCGCGACCGGCAACGACATCGTCATCGTGGCCAACTACGGCGGCACGCTGAGCGGCGAGGTCATGCCGGCCGGCATGGCGATCGCCATCACGGCCATGTCGGGCGGCGCCGGCACCCCGAGCTTCTCGACGCCGATCGCCAACCTCAGCGACGACGTCTACTACTTCACCGGCATGCCCTATACCGATGCTGCGAGCCTGACGGCCTGGGACACGGAATACGGCTTCACCCAGGCCGGCCGCTGGGGCTGGCTGCGCCAGCTCTACGGCAACGTCTACAGCGCCATCCGGGGCACCTACAGCGCCTTGGTGTCTTGGGGCCCGACCGGCAACAGCGCGGTCGAGAGCGTCATGGGCGTCGAGACCTCGAGCCCCTCGCCGGTGTGGGAATGGACCGCCGCCTATACGGCGCAGGCCATGGCGGGCTTCCTCGAGGATCCCGCCCGCCCGCTGCAGACGCTCGAGCTCACCGGCATCCTGCCGGCCCTGAAGCCCGACCGCTTCACCAAGGGCGAGGCGAACACGCTCGCGGGCTACGGCATCGCCGTCCAGCAAGTCGGCCCGAACGGCTATCCGGTCATCATGATCGAGGTGACGCGCTACCAGGTGAATCAA